TCATCCATAAATCTTTTCGCAATATCTTTATTTTCTACATAGTAAACCATATAGAACAAATATACGAAAAATTTTTAAGAATTCCAATATTTTTCTTGTAAAGGTTGCAATTCAATTGGTTCTCTCTTCATATGTGAACCCTGATTGAAGTATGCTCCCCTTTTAAGGTATCCTCCTAATAAGTTTCTACGGAATCTCTTTGAGTCGTTTGGCTCTGAACCATGTACACAATGTGAGTGAAGTAAAACTACTTGTCCCTTTTTAAGAACTCCTTCTACTTTACGGAAATCATGTCCTTCTGGCATAATACAAGGTTTACCTCTTTCGTTTCTCCAAAAGTTAGGATTAGTTTTTGCTCTTTCCTCATCCACTTCAATTGGAAGGGTTGGTAATCGGTGTGAACCTTCGTAGTTCCATACCGCACCATTACCCTCATCGTGATTATCTAATGCTAATGCTGTATTGATAATTTCATTGTGTCCACATCCTGTGTAGAATGCGTTTTGGTGCATATCTCTACCTAATTGTCCAGGTGGTTTGAAATAAGACCAAGTTTGCATACCAACGATTTCACCGCCCATAAGGTATGAACATGCTTCAATAATCTTTGGATGAACAAATAGTTTCTCTATTTTTTCTGAGATTTTATGTGGGTATGAAAATGGGTCCCACTCTCCCCACTCTTTACCATCTGGAGTAAGTGTTCCTTTTCTTTCCTGACGAAGTCTTTCTAACTCATCATTTATTTCATCACACTCTTCTTCGGTAAGTAATTCTAAGGTTGTAAATCCTCTGTATCGCCAATCAAATGTAATTTGTTGGACTTCTAAATCTGTAAGATGTTTGAACATAACTTTGTTGTTTATTATAACTATAAATATACGATAAATTCTTTATTTTTGCAAATAAATTTATGATTTTAACCAACCTTATGAAATTGCTTTAAGTTAACTAAGTATAGATTTATATCATCCATTACCTTTTCTGCTTCTGCAATTGATTTGGAGTTTGATGTAATAACCGATGGTATGAACGCACCATTATCATCATATCTATCAACTAAATCTCCTATTATTCTCCACTTAAGATTTACTCCTGTATAAAAAGGAGTTTTGTAATACTGAACAAATGTTGTTCTCTTAACTTCAAAAATAGGAGCTCCTTTAGTATCTCTTTTTTGAATAAAATATCTTTCTATATAACCTTTGTTGTAATCCTCTTTAGAAGGATTTGGATAGTATGCAATAGGTGTTCTGAGATTACTTTCTGAATCTACTCTAAGTTTTTTATATAATTCTAAATCCGTTTTCATATTATCTAAAAAATGGTTTAAACATAGAATCAACGGTAGTTGTCCAATGTTTACCGTCTACTTTATGCGTAACTTCCGTAATCATAAATGCACCTTTGTTAATATCAGTATATTGAGATGGTAATCCTATAACCTTAAATAATTGTCCAACCTGAAATCCACTCATACCTAATGTGGTGAATCCAAACTTAACAGGTAAAGGTCTTCCCGTATAAACGCTGTTGGAGCCCGCATATCCTGTGTCAGTTTTCCTTATCGTATTAAAGAATTTTTTATTTAAGTATATCCCATATATCGCCCATTTACTAGTATCGCCATCTACCTCACTTTTTTTAACAACCGATGGGTCAACCATAAGTTTAACATTTCTTCTTAAATCTACCCAACCATTCTTTTTTATCTCATCGTCTGTCAATGCAGGAGTCTGTATGGTATTCGCATCGTTAGAGCTTACCTTTACCTTTTCTAATTTGGTATCCTTTTTATTTGAAAATAATCCAGTTTGCTCAGGTGTACCATCTCCACTTATTGAACCATCATCTATACTCTTTACCATAACAACTTTACTTGCCATAGCTTTTGGTATATCTAAATTAAAAGAAGCATCTAAGAAAAAACTTTTTGTACCGGTATAAAAAAATGAAGGAATTGATATGCCACCTTTTTCGTTTCTTAAATTTGCATCACTAATTCTCAATTGATTCCCATCCTGTACAACTTGAAAATTCCATAAACCTTCAACCGATTCTTCCATAACTTTCAGAACTCCATCTAATACTTCTTTAATAGGTCTTCTAACATCTCTTAATGCTTCAAACGCTACTTCAGAATCTAAATAAACATTTCCAATCCAACCATGTTTGTACGCAGGTAGAACTACACTTGTACCATCTTTCATAGTAAAACTTGTATCACTAAGTATAGGAAATGAAACTCCACTCGTTCTACCCGCAGTACCCTGCTTTCCCATAAGTTCTGCTCTGTAGGGATTCGGACCTCTATAATATGCTTCATTCTGAAAAAAGTTAACCATATTTTTATTTGGTATAAAAACTCTTTCATCTGTTGAAAATATTCTCCTAAATGCTGATATATAGGTCTGAGAAATATCTAAATTAAAATTCATACTACCATCTTCGCTTAATTTTAATTTAGTTTCATTCATTATATCAATAAAATTTCTAAATCTAATATATTTTCTAGTTGTCACAGGAGAACTAGAATCTCTAGCTGAAAAAACTTTATTGAATATTGTAACATCCTGATTAAATGTAATTATACCAAATAGACTACCTTTTTTTGTTTCCTCACTTGCTTCCTCTATTAAACTTTCATTAAAATTTATAAAATCAGCACCTGCATCCACTTTAGATGCATCGTTAATCCAACCTTTAATAACATTGGTTCTATGCTCAGCAGGTAGAGCGTTGAATGCATATACATAATTTAATTTAACATCACCTTCATACGCAGTAATCTCTGTTTCTCCAAATGCGGGCTTATCAGATACCTTGTCCGCATCCGGTGTTACTGTTTCTTGACTTCTACCCATCAATATTTCCCCAATAGATGAAACTTTAACACTTACTTTATATTCATTTCCATTTATGCTACTTTCTCCACCGGTTATAATACCCACCATATTATCATAACATCCATTATTTTTTTGTCTAATTTCGTTTAATGCCTGTGGATTTCTATTATACAAGTTTACATTTCCTGCATCCGCTGATAAAGGAATTATACTTTTTCCAGTAGTTAAACTTTTATTCCATCCCCATTGTATAAAACAACTTATTCCTGGCTCCAAAAAATATTCCTGTAATTTAGAAAGGTCATCTACTGTATAACAAGTTATCACAAATGTTGCCCTTCTTAATGTTCCCCTACTTGCAAAATCTACGGAAAAATCTGTTATTATTGGTTTTGGTCTAAATCTATTACCACTATCACTATGGTACATTCCACTTGCTCCGAATAAATCTGGATAAGATGAACTACCTAATTCATATCCATCCGCTAAGTTCGATGTTATCTTTATCCAAGGTACAAGTTCAGATGCTTTTAGTGGGTCTTTTCTTGTATGCAGCTCAGTATCGATATATGCGTCTAATGATTTTAAAAAAGGAAATGCCATAAAACTATTTTATTATATATTATTTAATACTTCAATTTTGTCAGCAGGTATTCTAAGTTGTATACCTGGTTCTAATCCTAAATTAACTGAATTTAGATTATTAGCCTGTGCAATAATCCACCAAAGAGATGGGTCATTATAGTATTGTCTCGCTAATGTATCCAATCTATCAGTTTCCTGTGTAATAACATATATATCATTATCTTTTTTAGTAATTTGTCTAGGTATAACTGTTTCATATACCTTTTTTCCATTAACTAATCTAATTATTTCAGTATTATCGTATCTCATAATATTATATATAAAAATCTAAGGTTATTTAAAATCCACCTCCTGCGCCACCTCCACCGAAACTACCTCCACCAAATGGATTTTGAGCCTGTTTAGTGCCATCAGGTACATTTGTTCCTTTAATTTTCTTTTGTTTAGTTACATTTTTAGTTTCTACTAGATTTGTACTAGAGCTACTGCCTCCTCCCTGATTTGAATTTCTATCCGCATTGGTTGCATTGTTTTGCTTATTTCCATCTGATGTTGATGAAGCACCTGTACCTGGAGATACTGAATTATTTAGAGTGTCTCCGTAATCATACAATCTAGTAGTAGTATTTCTACTCTCTATAAATGTTACTCCAATTGATGCATTTAAAAACTTAGGTAATCTAAAATTTTTCATACTATAGTTAACATCCTGAAAACTTACTCTGGATGAATCATTACTATTAACGTCTTCAACAAATCCGGTTTTAGTGACAGGGTCATATACTCTATTTTCACCTTCTTTTATACCTTCACTTTTTTTTATATCAGTAAATAAAGTTTGTCCGGAATTACTTATTACTGCTCCACCTGGTTTAGCTATAAATTTTCCATTAAATTCATAATCATTATCATAGTAATTAGAAAGTCCATATCTCATTTGCCCATCGCCCAATTCCCAAAGATTTTCACTATCTTCAATTGAATAACTTAAACTATCTAAGAAGCAAACTCTATTGTGATATAAATCACCAAAAGTAAATTTAGCTAAATTAGCTAAAACTATTCCACCGTCCGTATATCCACCTGGATAATTAAAGTTAGCTAGGAATTCAATTTTTCTCCACATCATTGCCAATTCTATTGAAGACATTGCATACGCCTTAAGATTAAATGTTACCTTTCTTTCTATTCCTGTATAATTGTAAAAATTAAATGGTGAACCAATCATTTTACTACTCTCCCAAGATGGAGAAAATGTTTCATTAAATCCACTTACGATTGCTCTAAAATAAATTGTCTCACCGCTGGTCATACTAGTAAAACGAAGTGGTATCAAATCAACTTCATCTATTGTTTTCCCGTTATATTTTATTGATTCTAATTCAGATGAAGTAAATACGCCAGTTTGGTTGATTACATCTGATAATGTTTTTAATCCTCTTCTCGCTGAAAGTGAATCTGTAATATTCGATGCACCTTTTCCTGAATTACTAAGTCTTGTTTTTAAACTAAATCTATCCGTCTGATTTCTTCTTTTAGGCTGAATAAATCCTAATATTGGGTTAGTTAATATTTTACTAGGTACCAATGGTCCCGCTGCTGAACCTGAATTATATGGATTTATAAATGTATTATACTCTTCTAATTTATCCGCAGTTGGCTCTCCTTTCTTTTTATTTAAATCCGTATCGGATAACCTAAATGCATAATTAGATTTAATACCAAATACTCCAAACGGTCTTTCCAATCCCCTTACGGAAGAATTAAGTTCCCAAGGTTGATTGATTAGCATCTTACTACCTAATAAAACTTCAGTTGTAAGTGGGAATGGAGCTGTAGATGGCCCGCTAAATCCACTATCACGTTCATATTTGTTTACACTTGTATAAATAAATGGTATATTAGCAATAGTAGGTTCTCCAAATTTTTTATGATTGGTATTATCGGATAAACTAAATGCGTATTCTGTATTTTCACCGAATATACCATTCTGTTTAATAGAATTTGTTATACCTGCTGCAGTTGAATTTAATCTCCAAGGTTTGTTGAGTAACATCTTACTACCCTTCTCAGGGTCTGTTTCTACTCTAAAATCAGGTATAGTAGATTGACCTTCAAACGCGTTAAACGGGCTATATGGATTCTGTCTGGTATAAATTAACGGTAAATCCTTTAATGTAGGCTCACCGAATCTTTGATTTCTACTACCATCGGAAATACGAAATGCATATTCTGTCTTACCAAATATACCGCTTTTTAAAGCTTCCGGAGCTATATAATCTACAGGAGAGTTAAGAAAAAAATTATCTCCTAGAAATTTACGATTTATAAATTTACTACTATATTGTATCTCAGCAGTTTCTCTATTAGGTAATCCCTTAGCTCTATCGTTTGGATTAGTTGATGTGTATGTATCACCTATCCAATATCTATTATCCTGTAAGAATGCGGAAGTAGGTTCACCCTGTCTTCCGTTTAATCTCATACCATAACTCTTTGTTCCTAAATCTCTACCATATATTTCACCTTTTCTTGTGAATCCTTTAACCGGTGATACAGATGATATATCTAAGTAATTTAGAGATAGTGTTTGAGTGTATGTACTCATTGAAGATTCATAATTAGCAGTAGATGCGTATTTTCCTACAAATCCATTATGATTTCCTTTTGATAATGATGCAACCGTCTGACTTCCAAATAATGCAGTTCGTATCGCTCCCTGAGTAACTTTTAATCCACCTCCAATTATTTGTTTAGCTAATTGAGAAGGTGTCCCACCTCCGGTTTGTTTTAAGAATCTACCAAACGATGTACCTGCTGCATTTTTTTTAATCTCACCAATGGTAATCATCGTATCCGGCTCTTTTCCAGCCTGAAGTTTACCTGTACCGATTACATACGTTGGATATGCATCTTGAGGTATTCCCAATGTTTTAGTTACAAATCCTTCAACTTTTCTTAAAGCCCTTCCTAACAAACCACCCCCACCACGTGCCGGGCCATTAGTGTTCGTACTATCTTTCATAGCCCGAACATCACTGGTCTGTTTAGTGGTTAATCTAATAATATCAGTTCCGTATAATATAGGTGATGAAATCAAACGAAGTGGTCTCAGTCCACCAAATTCTTGCTCTAATAAAGTTTCCTTTGTTCTAAATCCAGTAGCTTTTCTAATTCCATTAATTGCTTTAAATGGTAATCCCATAAGAGGGCTATTAGAAGAAATAGCAATATCTTTACTATTACGAATATCGTAAGTTTTTTCAGCAGTAGCTCCACTACTCTGTAATTGTTTTGTCTTAAATAATTCTTCTATCGTTTTTCCCATTATGAACTAATTGGATTTTTAGAGGCTCCTTTACCTATCGCTGCTGTAACTTTGGCACCATCTATATAAACATCTTTATTTGTGATGTATGCCGCTTTTAATTCATCTAATTTTTGTATTATTAAATCATCTTTATTATCACCTCCGCCTCCGCCTGCTGCTAATAAATCTGCACCACCAACTGCTGCAAATAATCCAACTGCGGTCATTGCAGGAACTGCTAACATACCTGCTCCAGCAAATGCAACTAACGCAGTTGATAAAGCGAAAAATGCAGATGCTATTGCAAAGATTCCTAACGCACTTTCTATATTCATAAGTGGCATTAAAGTTGCCATCATATTTGTTATACTACCTATAATAACTGATATACCACTTGCTATAGCGGTTATTACACCAACTAAAACTTCACCAATCGCTTTTACTAATGGAACTAATAAACTTAACCCAAATGCAAATATTGTGAATGCTCCTGCTAATGCTAATATTACCGCAACACCTAACCAACCTACAGTTCCAGCGGTTGCACCGAATGATGCCAACGCGGGCCCTAATACTGTTAATCCTGCTGCTGCCATACCCGCTGCTGCTCCAAATAACGCCATACCAATTGCTCCAGGAATCATTAATGTAAATGCAATTGCTGCTGCACCTAATGCTATTGAACCAGGAATAGTTGGAGCCATTTTATTCAATCCTTTTGCTAACAATCCCAATCCTATTCCGGCTGGTGCTGCAAATACTGATAGTAATGCCATTCCTATTATACCAGGAATAATTAATATAAATCCTAATGATGATACTGCTAATGCTAATGAACCCATCATCACAGAACCATCACCCATTTTTTTCAATCCTTTTGCCAATTCACCTAATCCTTTACCTGCTCCATCCGCAAATTTAGAAACCCCCCACATACCTATCAATCCAGGAGTTAATAATAAAAATCCTAATCCTGTTGGTATTAAGTTTAAAGCTCCTCTAAGAACTTTATTATCTCCCATTGCCTTCAATCCTTTTGATAAATCTTTAAGTTTATCACCCATTGATTTATCCTTATTAACTGCATCAGTTGCTCCTTCGACACCTTCAGGTGAGGTTACTGAATCTATTTTATTATCAACTAAATCTTCTGCTTTATCCGATACTTTATCTTGTACTTTATCAGTTATACTATCCTTTGCTTTATCTAACACAGTATCCGTTGCGCCACCACCTTTTCCTGTAACGAACTCCCAAACTTTCATTGCACCGGCTTTTACCAAATTAGCAAGCCATGATGCACTCGCAGTAACCCATCCCCACATTTTCATTAAAAGACCTCCAGAAAAAGAGTTTAAAGTTTTCATAGCCGTTCCTATTGAACTCATTCCTGTACCCAATTGACCCATTAATATGACACCCTTTCCTAATGCACTTATAAATCCTCCACCCCATTCGTTTACTATCGCACTTACACTCTCCTTTATTGCATTAAAGTCTTCAGTTATTGTACCAGCATTTTCAGCAATATTCTGCTGATTCATATACATCTTCTCTAATTCCGCCACACTTATTCCTAATGCTGCAGCTGCTGCATCTTTTTGATACACATCCATTCTATCCCATTCAGCCTTATCCCCCAACTGTCTAAGTATTTCAGACATCGCCTCTTCCTGCTTACCCATATAGAATAACTCTCGTGCTCTACTTAAATTCAGGTCTTTACCTAACATTGCACTAGCTTCTAATTCTTTTTCAATTGAAGTTTCGAAATCTAATAATGTATCTGCTATTTTAGCAGTAGTTGCAAAAGTTACACCCAATTGTCTAGCTTGTATAGCTGCGTTTTTAATGTTATCGCCACTTCCTTTTGCATATTTTGCAAAAGCTTCTCCATTAGCAGCTAAATCTTTCATTACTGCTGAAGGTAAAACACCTCTTAATTTTGCAGTAGCCTGAAGTGATTTAAGCATATTAGCTGCTTGGTCCGAAGTTGAACCTCTCATCTTACCAAACTCCGATGTTAGGTATGCTGCCTCAGTACCACTTATACCCATATTATTTGCAATCAAATTGGTATTCAATTGAGTACCAAATGATGCTTCATTCATATCACCTAAATTATCTACTAAACCTTCAGCTGAACTTTGAGATTCTTTAAATACCATTCCTAACGCTCCAGCTGATGCAGTAAATCCGTTGATTCCCTGACCTACCATTCCAAATGCTTTCTGCATCTCAAACATCTTACCAACAACTTTACCTACTCCAACTATGAGTAATCCAATTGCCAATGATGGTTTCTTTAATGCCGCAGTTATTTGATTTGAAATTGCATTTAATCTACCTTTCATCTCCGCCGCTTCTTTATTCAACTCTTTGTATGCCTCTACTTCAGCATCAGTCAATCCATGCATTACTTCAAGTTCACGATTCGCAGCTACTAAGTTTTTATTAAAATCTCCTACTATACTAGACAATTGTGAATTACCCGCTATTATTGTCGCGTTATCTTTGATATGCTGTTGATAACTATCTGTTTGGGATTGTAAATTAGCCGCTGCCGCTTGTTGTTCTTCTTTAGTACCCGATGCTGCAGCTAAAACATCTCTCTGTGCTTCGGCAACCGCTAATCCTTTTTTTGCAAATTCAGCGGCAAATGTTATATCAGCGGGGTCAGTTAAACTAACTTGAATCTTAGTTAATGATTTAAGTTGTTTATCCATTGAAGTGAACGACTTACCTAACGCAGTAGTTGCTCTTTCTGATATGGATATCTGAGATGCTAAATCACTAAAATCCGAAACAGTGGTTTTTATACCTTTTGCTTTGTTAATATAGGCTTCGGTTTTACTAATCTTTTCTTGCAAGTCAGCAATAGCATCCGCATCACCCCTTTGTTGAGCAGCAGCTAGGTCAGCCTGTTGTCTGGCTAAATTTTCGGTTGCCTTAGCTTCGGCATTAATTAGTTTTACTTTATCTGACATTTAATTATTTCTTCTTATTAATCTTATCTAAGATTTTTTGCAAATCATCTAAAGAATCACTTGTATTTCTAAGTGCTTTTGCTAATTCTGGATTTCTTTCCGCAGATTTTTCTATGAAATACTTATCTAATCCTCTTTTATAGGAATCCATAAAACTATCTACGAATTTGTTAAGAATCCCTTCTTTTATAGGTTGTTTCATTGTGAGTATATTTTTACTAATATAAATATTGGATAAAAAAATAAGGGGATATTACTCCCCTTATTTTATCTCATTCTTACTTTAGATGATGGAGCTTTAACCTTCCTACTCATCTTATCATGCTCTTCTTTTTCTTTCTTTTTAAGGTCTATCAATTTCTTAAGATAGAACCTTCTCCAATGTATCGGCATCGTATATACATCTTTCCAAGTGAACCCATTACCATATTGAACCAAGCTCCAAATTTCTTCATGAAGTTGGGTAGAGTAATTAGTTGGAAGGGTAAAAAAATGAAACCCCAAATGGTATATCTAGCGCCTCCGTCTCACCAGTTATATCCGAAGTGAATTGAAATTTCAAATCCAAATCAGGTGCAAATTCTCTAACATGAGCTCTCAATGCTCTACTATCTTGCGCCAATAACTGATTGCTTACCCAATTGTTAATGAATCCTCTTTCTGCATTACCTTCTACTTCGATTATCATTTTTCTTAATCTAGTAGTAACTTCAACCGGATTAGCCCCTTTTGATAATTTTTCTAATGCTGCAACTTCCGCCTGAACATCTTTCTCATCTCTGTGTGATAATAATTTAAATTTGATTTTCTTACCAGTCTGAGGAAGAGTAAATTCGTATTTATTATCTCTTTTTAATTTAGTATAATCAATATCCTTTGTTTTTACTTTGGATAAATCGATTGTTACTTGCTGTCTTTCTCCACTAAAAGGGTCTGTTAATTCAACTTGATAATTAGCACCATATCCTAAAATACGAGTTGCTAACATAATAGCGTTCTTATCACCTGTAACTAAATCATCGATTGATGTATCTACTACTACAGATTCTAACAACTTATCTAATACTATACCTTTTTTAATTAGGTTCTGTGAAGAAAGAATATCTTCTTCCTTTGCGGTCATATACTTTATCGTAACTTGTCCGCTCGCCAATGGATGCCCCTCAGGGTAACATTTTCCTTCTGATGGTAATGATATAACCTCAGTTGGGAATTCATAATTTTTGTCTGCCATAATAATAACTTATTGTTTGTATATAAATATATATATCACAAATTTTCAAAACAAAAAAAGGGGATAACATTTCTGTTTCCCCTTTTATATTTTATTCTTTTATTAGAATTCTAAGATTGCGTAATCGTAAGTTAAAGTAATTTCGATTGATGCAGGGTCTGTAGCATTACTCCAATCCAAGTCACCGAAGTTAGCTTGAGAGATAAATGCTCCTTTTAATTTCCATTGCTCAATCTTATCACCTACTGGACCTAACATATAGAAATCCACATCCTTCTTATAGAATTCTGCGTATCCATCTCTACCTGTTAATGATTCGTGAGATGTTCTAATCCACTCCATTACCGCCTGTGCTCCAGATGGAACAATCGGGTCGAATAATGTAAGGGCCACGTCTTGCCAATCTCCTTTACCTTTCAACTTTCTTTTTACGTTGATATGGTCTAATACAACTGTTTCAAACTGAATTGTTGGTCTGTTTGCCACTCTTACTAAGTATGAAGGAATACCATCGATTTCCACGATGAATCTGTTCTTCATCTTTGGTTCGAAATTGGTATAAAACATTTCGTTAAATTCTAATACTTCTGCCATTTTATTACTTTATTTTATATAAATATTAGTTATTCAAATTATACACTAAAAGTTGCTCCAGTCGGTAAGATATTGAAATCTATTACGATAAATTCAGCAGTTTTAGCAGGTTGTAAGAACACAGAACCTTGTAAAATGTTTCTGTCAATTACATCTGGTGTATTATTTGTTTCATCCATAACCACTCTAAATGCGTAAAGTCCTTGTCTTTGTTGAACACTCTCTAAGTAAGGGTTTACTGTATTTAGGAATTTAGCTCTTGTCTGTCCTGTGTTTTGTTCGAATATTAAGAATCTTGATGTAGATGCAACGAACTTCTTCAAGTTAATTAACAATCTTCTCACATTGATTCTATCTAATGCAGATGAACTTTCTTGTAATGTTTTCTGTCCGAATGCACTAATACCTTGTCCAGGGAATGCCGCAATTGGGTTTACCTTTCCTTCGTATAATGTATCTCTTTCAGATTGAGTTAATCTATTCATTACTTGTACCGCTCCCTGAATACCACCTCTATTTAAACCAGCTGGTGCGAACCATTCTGCACCCAATCTATCGTTTTGTGCATATGTACCTACTAATAGTGTTGATGGTGGAACAGCGATTACTCTGTTTGTTATAGTATCAATTGTTTTAACCCACGGGTAGTAAGTTGCAGTATAATTAGAATCAACTAATGATGCCTCTTCTACTACTTCAGTTATACTATCGTTTGCACCAACAAAATCTGCGATATAAAATACATCTTCTCTTGCTTCACATAAATCCATAGCTTTAGTTGATACATATCTATGTTGATTTCTGATGATACCAGGTGTAACTAATAAATTAATATCAAGTTCATCTGGATTAGAAAGTGTATTCAATGCTTTAACGTAAGCTTTTGTACCACTTGCAGTTGATGTTGAACAATCAAATCCTTGAGTATTGGTATCAATGATAGATGCTCCTTTTAATATATCTACAGTTGGGTCAACTCCGTTGAATCCACCTTGAAATGCAATACAGAAATTTCTCTTAGCAATGGTATTAGCATCACTTGTATAAGTTGCCGCTAAATTACAACCATTTACCAAAGAAGAATTATCTAATGCGAAAGCAGTATTACTACCAACGCTTGCCCCAAATGGTATAGCTTTAAAATAATTTAAGTTATTTTTTGCACTAGTTGCTATAGAATCCCCAAACTCAACACCACTTGAGTAAGAACCCGTACTCCAAACAGAAGCCGATGTAAATCTTATAGTTGGGAAGTTATCTGCCAATGCGGTTGCACCAAAATTAACAGGTATAGTATAAGCACCAAACCCAAATGGAACTGCTTCGATTGGGTAGAATCCTTCTGGTTTAATTTCTACTCTAATGTATTTTGATTTATTTGAGTAATCACCAGTTTCGGTAATTTTACCATCTGATGCAATTGCTATAGTTCTATCACCAATTCTTCTACCAATAAAATTAGGAGATGTGTAATCTAATGTCAGATTACTATAGCTTTCCAAAATTACCTTTCTCTTATCAGTATCACCAAACTCTCTAACTGTCAAGCTAAATGTTCCATAACTACCACTTAACGAAGATTTAATGTTTGAAATTTGAATTTTAAATCTTGTATTTTCAGTTTCCCCATGTGCCAATGTATGAACTTTAAATAGGTCATATCTGTTAGTACCATCAAATTTCTGAGATTGAATCCAAGGAGTATATGCGTTTGAATACGCTGTTTCAATTGATGATGAAAATTGTTGAGGAGGAAATGAAGTTATACTTGTTACCGCATTAGCTAAATTAGAATAATCAAAGTTAGCTGATGAAGTTACTTGAGTAAGGTCAAACCATAAATTAGTGTACTTCTTTTTAGAAGATGATGGCGTTGTTCCAAATACTTTATCAACAGATGCCGCACCATCTGCATTTATATCAACTACATAAGTAGTTCCATCTACTGCTAAATCGATGGTCCCACCTGTATCATCACCTGTAATAGCAACCGATGCCGTTACAGCAGTTTCAGTATTTTCTAAGATTGCTAAGACGTGGTCTCCTGTACCATCATTAACTACGATACCAAATGTACCATTACCAGAACCTGCTAAAGTTTGGTATCCATCAACTCCAGCTACTCTAACTACGGTTACCGAACCGGCATCTCTTAAATAATTCTGTACTGTATAACCTGTGTAATAATCTTTCGGTGTTCCGAAGATTTGTTCATATTCCGCTTGTGATGTTACCAATGTAGGAACAAATGCAGGTCCCTTTTCTGTTGGGCCTACAACCGCTGCACCTATTTGTGATATACCCTGTGGTAAGAAAGAAAGGTCGTTTTCTCTCGTAAATACACCAGGCGATACAATTTTCTCTGCCATATTAATCGTTGTTTAATTTTTGTTTACTACTATAAATATCAAAAGAAACCTCCAAAATATTATTGTGCGGGTTTAAATTCTCCTGTTATTAAATCTACCGTTCCTTCTCCGTATGAAGTTTTTAATTTTTCAAATAAATCCGCCTCTTTTTTTTGAATTTCTTTTAAAGCTTCATAGTTTATTTCATTCTCTTCTTCCAATTCTTTGATTCTTGATTGAACTGAACCGATGTTAGCAAATACATTAGCGAACTCTGTTCTTAATTCATTAATCAATTGTAACTCTTCTTGCGATAACTGTTTGTTTTCCATTTTTATATTTTGGTTTGTTTATACTAATATATATCTATAAATATCACGATAATTCCGTAACCTTATATTTAGCCCCAAAA